TTAATGAATCATAAGTTGCATCTTTATTCATCTTATCAATTCCCATTAATTTGTAGTATCTATCTTTTGTTGCTTGAATTCTGTCTTCGTTTATTTCTTGTTTTGCACCTTCTCCAGTTCCACCAGTTCCACTTACATCAGGTGTAGCTACAACTTTAGTTTTTTTATCTCCACGTTTTAATCCAGTGCTTTCACCTGTTGGTGTTTTTTCTTTAGGACCAGTTTTAAAAGGGTCTGCAAAAGGTATTATAGTATTAGCGTATTCTTTTAATAAATCTGGAGTTGCCTGAGCTATACCTTTTACAGCTTTAGTACCGGCCTCAAGGCCCATACTAGCTGCAGGTAGACCTAAACTTAATGGATTTGATCTTAAAAGAGAACCAACTCTAAAACCAGCACCTGCTCCTGTCTCAGCCATTCCTGCACCTAGTCCCGCTTTAGGTGTAAAAATATCTTTTAATCTACCCATGGTTCCTAAGTTTTGTGACATAGGTGTGTAAGCTCTAGCTGCTTTAAATCCTCTGTAAGCTGCCGGTAAAAATCTTGCAGCTGCTGAAAGTCCAGCACCTATTAAAGGAAACGCGTAACCTTGTCTGCCTGTTTCATCTTTTGGTGCAAGTGGACTACCAACAGTATTGATAGCTTGTTTCTCTTTCATACCGTCCATGATACCCTCTTTAATAGGGCCACCGTATCTAAACATTGGTCTATTTAATGTCTTCATATACTATCCGTATAATTTACCAAATAATCCTGCAACACCTGTTGCTGTGCTTAATGCTGTCGAGAATGGACTAGGACTTGCAGCTGGTGCGAATGAATCTCCAGCAACACCACCGGCAATACCTGTAATTCCTCTTCCATATACATCTAATCTATTGTAAGGCTCGTAAGCTGCAGTTCTTGCAGCGTCGGCATCTGCTCTTAGTCTTGCATCTTCTAACCCTGATCTAAATGCACCTAAATTACCTAGTGAAGCCACATCTCCGGCTCTACCGGCTCTTTCAAAATTAGCCGCTGTAAATTGGTTTGATAAGTCTTGACCTCTTCTTGCATTGGCGTCTGCAAAAGCTTGTTGTTGTAACTGTGCTACAATACCTGCTCTTCCCATAGTAGTATCTGCCATGTACTGACCTTGCATTGCACCCTGTCTACCACCACCAAATGCACCTTGTGTAAAAGCTTGGTCATTAATTTGTTGCATACCACCTGCTCTCGATTGATCATACTGTCTTAAAGTTTCATCAATAACACTTTGTTGATAAGGCGACATGTAAGAAGAAATAGAACCAACCCCTGTTCCAGCTCCCGGACCCATAAGTGTTTTTGCTGAATCTAAATAAGGTTGATAAGATCCAATACCTGAAGTTGCAAGATTAATTGCGTCTTTTTGTAATTCGTCCTCACCAGCAACAAAAGATCTACCTGTAAATTTACTTGTATCTATAGGTGCTGACGTTGTCGCCGTTAAATTTCGGGCGTAATCTTTTACATTTGATTCTAAATAATCTGGTAATGCCATTATTCTATTCTACTCTCCAATTGTTGTGCTTGATCAAACATCGACTGTGCAGGATTTTCCATACCCTGGGACTCTTCTGATATAGTACCACCAGATTCTAGATTGTCCATCATATTTTGCATAACTTCTGCACCTCTATCAATATCTCCCTGACCCGCGTTTCTTACAGCGTCTGCTGTAAATACAAATTCATTCTTACTAAGTCTAGCCGGCACATCATCTGCTCTTTCCTTAGCTCCCAGTGGTACAAAACCACCTTCTCTATAATCTTTTTCTAAGCCACCTAGGTCCATAAGACCACCGTCTGCTTTTCTATCTCTTAAAGCATTGTAAATCATTTTAGAATCTTCATCCATCATTCCGGTATCACCACCATAATAATAATCTTGACCCTTCATAAATTCATCAGCACCTTTATCCCCTAATCTTAATCTTTTAGCTATTATATCTAAAGCGCCTTCATCTAATGCATTAATAATATATTCACCATCTGCATCTTTAGTAATGTCATAACCTTCATCAATTAAGCCTTCTATAACCTTTACAGCTTTTTTAGATTTAGGTGCTATAAAAACATCTTGACCAGTTGCCTGTGCTTGATACCCATAATCAGGAACATAGACATCTTCATCACGTATTTGAACACTTATATCAGCATCATCAAATAAAGATTTAACTTTACCTACACCAGCTTTAAACATCTGACCTGCTTTTTGTAATACACCACCACCTATTCTATAACCTGGTCTTAAACTTGCTAATCCACCATCTGCAAAATCATAGAAAGATCTTTGTACAGATGCTTTAGGAGGCATGAAATATAATGCAGCGTTTGTAGGATCTCTATAATATTCTCTAGCTTGTCCTCTAATTTCTTCTACATCCGGTTGAGGCATAGTATACGATGTACCTGTATCTTCCTCTTCTTCGTCACCCATAAAAAATGGAGCAGCTATACCTGCAGCACCTAAACCTGTTAATGCTGTTCTCCCTAAACTAAAATTACCTTTAGGATCATAAAACATACCACTTAACAATCCTTTTTTACCTGTAGCAGCATTTATTGGTCTAACTAAATTCATAAGATTACTAAATCTAGATAATCCCTGACCCCCAGCAAATATACCTTTACCACCTAAAAATTTAGCACCACCTAATCCATAACCTGCAGCCGCTAACATTGCCATCTTACCTATTGGTGATTTAGCAACTTTCTTAACAGCTCTACCTGCTTTTTTAACTAGTTTACCTAAAAAATATCCTTGTCTCTGGTCTTCGAGACCCATAATGCCACCCATATTCCGCATTTGTCTTTCCATATTCATTCTTGAAATTGCCATAATCTTACCCTTTTATCGCCTTTTTGTTCTATAATCAATCATATATCTCTAGCATATCTGCTAGTCCACCGTCCATATAGTAAACTCTACCACCATCCATATAGTGTTGAGAATAACCTTGGGAAGTACCCGTTCCAGCAGCTGTTGCTTGAGCCGCGTTTTGTCCCTGAGCATTAGTTGCTTCTCTACCACCACCAACAGCCCTATCACTAGCACTATAACCACCACTATCTCTAGAAACATAACTACCAGAATCTAGTCTACTTTGAACTTGAGCAACCCTGTCTCTCTCTGCTTGTGCTGCTGCCGCTTCTGCCGCTGCTGCCGCTGCTGCTGCATCTTCTTTTCTTTTCTTGTCTGCAGCTTTTTTATCTTTTCTCATTTTATAAACTTGTTTTGTTTTTTTACGTGCACCTAAAATTTGTGCTTCTGCATCATCTAATAAACCTAATCTTTCCTCTAACGTAGTAGTGTCTAAACCTTTTGCTTTTTTATCTGCAATAGTTTTTTCAATTGTATCTCTTCGTTTACCAAATGTATCTGCATCTATTTTATTAAGATTGTAACCTGCCATAATACCACCAGCAGTATTATAATCATCAGTAACAATTCTACCTATGTCGTCTGTAAATATACCTGCACCTCTTGCTTCATTTTCCATAATAGCTCTTTCATTAATAGGCATTACTCTACCTAAAAAATCTTTTGCCATTCCAAACCCTTTTCCTATTAAACTATTTGACATATAATTTTTTATAGCACCTGGTATTCCTGGTTCAGGGACACCTGACGGCACACCATAATACTCTGGATAGTTGTCCATAAATTTTTGTGCTTCTGTCATTGAAGAATAGTTAGGGTCATACTGGTCAATGTATTGTCCCTGAGCCCCGTACTGTTCTTTGTTATTCATTATAATTTCATTAGCTATGTCTTTTAAACCTGTTAAAGTTCCACCAGTAAAAGAACCATAGCCCTGACTGTTAGGGTCTATTCCTTGAGCTAGTGCTTGGCTAGCTTGATTATAGGCTGCTTGTGCATTTTCTACACCAGTACCATAAGGTTTTGGATTAAATGTTCCAGAATATATCTCACCAGCTTGTCTACTCGGAAATGCATTGTAGTCCTGTCTAACATTACTCATGTTTGTGTTATAAGGATTGAATCCATCACCACTATCTCTAGGAATTAGAGTAGGGATACCTCCTGTTTCTGTATCTACAATAGGTTTGCTTTCAGGTATTTTAAAAGGGTTTAATAAAAACTCAGTTCTAGGTATGTAATTATACCCTGCTTCCCTTACCTGTTTATCGTAATCACTTAATGCCATTACTCTTCTTTGTCCTCATCAGATGATGCACCTAACGGTGGCATCGCTGCTACTTTTATTTTTAATGATCTTGTTATGTGTTCTTGTTGAGTATCTGTTTCAGGGTTAGCAATATCGTCTTCTGCTTCTTTATCTGAGTTGTACTCATAATTAGTTTGTGTATTTCTTAATATTACTTCTGTTTCACATTTCACAACCGGTACTTTTTTACCATTGATTATTGTGTATGCTACTTCGCCTTCTTCTGTAAATGCCATAATTAATCCCTATTTATTTCTAATATTGCACAAGTGCCTTCGAATATATCTGCTGTAGCAGCTTGTAATTGTAGTTTATCATTCTCTTCTAACACAATTGAGCCGTCAGAGATAGACTTAGAATCCCCTGAGTTTACAGTATGTTCAGCAAATTGAAAAGCAGTTGTTGCTGAATTATCATATAAAAAAGCTTTTATTTCTGTGTTTCCGCCACCTACATTAGCCGCATGTATATTCTGTATTATAGCCCTAGAATTAGATGGACATGTATAAACATCTATTACAGATGTTGAGTTTAGGTCAAAATTAGCATTTTTATAAATATTTGCCATTAACTATTATTACCCGAAGATTTAAACCAAGTAAATCTTTCTGTTTCTTGTTTAAGTTCATCTAAAAATGTAGAGTTTAATTGTTCTGTAATTAAGGCAATAGCTCTATTAATTTGTTTTTGGTTTGAAACATCATATTCTTCTTTTGGTTCCGGTATTCTTATTACTATCTTAGCCATTATCTTCTTCCATCTGGTTGAATATCTAATCTTATAGTCCCAAATCTCCAAGACTCTGATGCGCTATCATTTTCTATTTTTATATTAACAAATCTTCCTCGTGCTCTTGTATCCTTTTTTTGAGTAGAAGGTGTAATTGTAAATGGACTTAAGGCTGTCGCTGTTTGAGAATCTGAAGGATATCTTTTAACTGCAAGTGTTACTTTTGCATTACCTGCAAGATCTTTAAAATCAGGTATGAATCTTCTAACCGCAAGAAAAACTTCTCCAGCTAATGCATATGTTTGTCCTCTTTGTGCCTGTTGAAGATCATAGTCATATGACTGTATAAAAGAGGTAACTGTTGTCGTACTACCGTCAGGATTAACTTGATCAGTACCTACCTCATGCTCGAATAATGTAGTCTGCCCGAGCCCTGATTCCCCAATAATGACTGGAAATGTCCCTGACGCACTATCATTAAATTTAGTTGCAATAGGGTTAGGATACACGGTTGCATCGATCCAGGTAGTTCTAGCTTCTGTTCCTATATACCAAACACCTCCGGGTATTTTGCCACTTTCACCATAATTAAATACAACATACTGATCATTATATTCTGAATTTGTTGATGGATAATACCAAGTCACTTCTGTGTACTGATTATTTAAACCCGCATAAACCTGTTGTCCTTTTGTAGTGTCTGCTTGATCATAGACATAATCTTCAACAGTACATGGTAGAGATTTAACTGTACCATCAAATGCAAAGAAACCGTTAGTAGACATCCAGTAAGCTACACCATCTATTTCAACCGCTGCATTTTTACCAATCAATCCACAGTTAGTACCAACTTGTTCGAATCCAAATGTAAAAGGTGCACCAATAAATTTCATGGTGTATAAAGCGTTGTCTGTCCAAACTAGAATAGTTTCTTTTGCTTTTAAGGCACCCATAATTTTAGTACCGTCTTGTAGTCTTTGTGTACCAGCAGAGTTAATAGCAGTTACTGTATAGTCATTTATATCTTCTTGTTCTGAAAATCTTATAAACATATCATCTTGTGTTGCAGATGAACCAATAGTTGTTTCTGTTCCAAGATGAATTAAGTGACGTGTTGTTGGTGATACTAATGTTACCCTTGTTGCAGTTGGATTGTTTGTAGTTGCAAATCCAGATGTAGATGTAGCTGCTCTTATTGTTAAAGCATTTGTTGCACCTGCGTTCCATGTAAATGTTTTACCGTTTGCAATCGTCGCAACTAATACCTGACCAAAATTACTTAATGACCA